TAACCCAAGTCAACCAGCGACGCCAACAAAGCCGGTTCAGGCTGGTCAAGCAGCGGCTACTAATTTTGTGGATCAACGGTTGCCTCAAACTGGTGAAACTGATCAACAACACATGACGCTGAGTGGCTTATTACTATTAGCCATGAGTAGTTTGTTAGGGCTCTTTGGAATGACTAAGCGGCAGCGCAAAGAATAGGATGATATTATATGCTAAATCATCGGCAAACTAAGATCCTGTTTGAGAGCTTAGCAACCCTACAGGCTATTCAGAAACAAGCATACCAGATGTTAATGCAAGGGCTGACCACAACTGGTTTCTCAATGCGTGAGTGGGAAAATTAATCTATCTGGAACAACACGGACAAGCCACTGCTAGTGAATTAGCTGATGCGTTCATGGTTACGCGCACACTAATTTCCAGAAACACTTGGCGACTGATTCAAGATAATTTAATTCAATCTGCCAAAATTAATAAACTAAAAAACAGCACCCAGCCAAAATAGCTGAGTGCCGTACACCATAAATTTCACATATTAACTCTAATTACTTCACCATCTTTGAACGTGAATTCCATGTAGCGTTGGAAGATGGTGATTTTTTCTACTAAACGACGAACCAATTGTTCATCAAAGTCAACTAAGCCATACTTGTGCAATTCGACTAATTTGTTGATTTCATCAAGGTTGTGTAGTTTGGCTTGTTGATCAGTTTCACGACTTTGGACTTTTTCTTTTTGCTTCCGCAGGTCCATGATTTGCTGGGTTAGTGCGTCGCAGTCTTGATGCTGGTTAGCAGCTTGAATTAATTTCATCTGCACTTCTTCTAGTTGCTTATCGAGCTGGTCAAGGGTTGGACCTTTAGAGTTTTTGATGACCTTCATGATGTTAGCCTTGATCTGCTTGTCAGCTAACTTATGTCCTTCAATGAGCTGATTAAAAGCTTGTACAGTTGCTTCTTTGAGAAGGGGCTCTTTGACATTTCTAATCATGCATCGCCGTCCAGATTTACTTCGCTTTATTCGGCTAGCACAGCGCCAGACTGCTACCTTTTCTGGCCAATACCACATATTCCGTTGAAAAATATCGCCGCATTTTCCACAGAATACTCTTTGAGAGAAACAATATTTGCCGTTAAGTCGACGGTGCTTACCATTCTTAGTAGTGATCCCGTTTTGCCGTTGTTTGATGAGCTGCTGGACTTGCATGAATACCGGCTTGGGAATAATCGCTGGATGGTCGTTTTCCACATAGTATTGGGGCATAATCCCATTATTCTTTACGCGTTTCTTGTTTAGAAAATCAACAGTGTAAGTCTTTTGTAATAGAGCATCACCCATGTACTTCTCATTCTTTAGGATTCTTGAAACACCGCTGGATTGCCAGTTCTTTGTTTTACCACCGGTTAAAATACCATCAGCTTTAAGTGAATCCGCGATTTGTTTCATACTCATCCCGTTTAGATAGCTATAGAAGATCCGTTTGATGATTTTAGCTTCTGCCGGTTCAATTACCAGATTACCCTGAGCATCCTTGGTATAACCGAGAAAGTGGTTGTGATTGACGAAGATCTTACCTTGTTGGTAGCGGTACTGAATTCCCATTTTAACGTTTTGCGATAGGGACTCACTTTCTTGCTGGGCGAGGGAAGCCATGATGGTAATCAGCACTTCACCTTTAGCGTCCATGGTGTTAATGTTCTCCTTTTCAAAGAAGATTGCCACGTTGATAGCTTTTAAGTCCCGGATATACTTCAGGCAATCGATAGTATTTCGGGCAAACCGACTAATTGATTTAGTAACAATCAAGTCAATCTTACCGGCTTTGCAGGCTGCAATCATCTGATTAAATTGTTCCCGCTTCTTAGTGTTAGTCCCTGAAATCCCATCATCGGCGTAGATGCCTGCAAACTCCCAGGTTGGCTCTTTTTGAATTAATTCTTTGTAGTGGACCACTTGAGTTTCATAAGAACTGGCTTGTTCATCGTAATCCGTTGAAACTCGACAGTAGGCAGCCACGCGGAGTTGTTCAAATGGTTGCCTGCTTTGTTGCGGTTGAACACTATTGCCCTTTTGCTGATGAGCGGGAATGATTCTCACTTTACCCAATTAAATCACCTTCACTTTCGATAATACTGTACAAATATTCTGTTTGTTTGATTGGATCGTTGTAACGTTGTTTGATGATGTCACGATAAAAGTGTCCATCGATAGTGGCATTTTTGTTTAGCTTTTCGGGTAGTGACAGTCCGCACTTCAAGTTAAAAGTTGCTTCGTTTGAACTGTTTACCACCACCTGTCGGACAAATTCCTGAAATAGGGTGCCGTCAAATTCTGTTAGCATTTGGCCTTGCTGGCACCAACGCAACAAGGCACGAACATCCTCAAAGTTATTTGCTGAATCAGTATTTTGACCATTAAGCTGTTTAATCTTCTCCCGACATTGATAGGTATCTTGTTCGAGCTTCGCAGTTTGGTTGACGTAGATCGCTTTATCTAGTAAGCTGGCATGCATCAATTCGGTGAGCGTTTCAGCTTTGTGGTCATTTGTTTTGATTTGCTTAGTTAAAGAAATCAGTTGACCATCGCTATTGGCATTAGCTTCTTCTTTCAGGCCTTCTAACAATGGCCGCAGTAAGAACTTCTCACTGTAAACTAGCTCATTTATCATATTGCAGAAGGCAGCTTCCAAACTTTTTTCACTGACTGCTTTAACTGGACACTGTTGAGCTGACTTCAAATGTTGCTGGCAGGCCCAGCAGATTTTATGCGGCCTCGTTTGTCGCTTGAAAACTGTACCGCAATAGCCGCAGGTGATCTTTCCAGAAAAAAGATAATGTTGTTGATACTTATGGCTACCAACTTCAATGTGGTGCTTTTGTGCTGCTTCCTTAATCAATACTTGAGCCCGATGGTAAGATCTATGATTAATCAGACTTGGGTGATGATCCTCAATTAGGTATTGGGTTATTTCGCCTTGATTAAAGTGACGGTGATATTGATCGTCACGGTAGGTTTTCTGGCAAAGCATGCCACCGGTGTAATTGATATTTCGTAAAATATTGATCACAGTGTTGCTGCGCCATTGTCCGCCACGCTTTGTCGGCACCTGCTTTTGATTTAATTTTTTAGCTATTTGGCTGGCTGATATGCCACTTAAAAAGCGTTGAAAGACTTGTCGTACAGTCTTGGCTTCAGTATGGTTGATGACTAAGTTGCCATCTTTAATTGAATAGCCATAGGGTGCTGAAGATACGTGGAACTTACCACTAGCAAACCGTTGCCTGATCGCCCAACGCAAATTACCTGCCGTCGAGTGGGATTCGTCTTGGGCAAGGCTGCTGAAGATGGACAAGAATAATTCACTGGCCATCTCTCCGGTATTAATGTGTTCCTTCTCAAAGATAATCGGGATGTTCAGCTGTTGTAACTCTCGAACGATTCGTAAACAATCGGTTGTATTCCGTGATAAGCGACTGATCGACTTGGTAATTACGAGGTCAATTTGGTGATTATGACAATCTGTTAGTAATTCTTTTAGGGCATCACGCTTCGTCAATTTGGTACCTGAGATTCCTTCATCATAATAGATCTTAGCTAACTGCCAGTTTGGCTGATTGCTAATGTATTTTTGATAATGTTCACGCTGATTTTCAAGACTTTCCAGTTGTTCAATATTGTTCGTCGAAACCCGACAATAGGCCGCCACACGAAGTTGCTTGACATCACGTTGGTAGCTTTGAATTTTAGTAATGGTCGACATGACAAACCTCCTTTCATCAGTGTGGTATGTTAGCTCTAGAGCTTTGATGTATCAACGTTTCCGGGCCCTAATAATGGTGGAAATGACTGCTTATTTAAGGCATCAATGCCCTTAAATTCGGTGGGCGAGATTAAGCCTTTATTAAGCAGATTCTGGATGATCTGTTTTGATTGTTGATAGTGCAAATCATTCAATAATTGCTCTGAACTGATATTCTCACTTGTTGTTATTAGTGGTTGATGGGTCACTGGTTGTACTTTCTTTACCATGTTTAATTACCTCCACTGATAAGCCAGCGGAGGTCGAAAAGTAAACCATGATAAAAGAAAAAAGCTGACAGAAAACTGCCAGCTAAAAGTTGAAAAATCAAAATAGATTAGATATCATTGTAAATGAAAATAGAGTAACGAGTCGCACCTTGTTACCCTCAAACGCAGTTCAGGTGACTGAAGGATAGCTAACCGTTATGGTTAGCTTTTTATTATCGCGTAGGCTTTAGCACAGTCAATGACTAGCTGGCCGATTGCCACGATAACTATGGCGGCAGTAATTGCCACTCCTCCAGTCTTTTCCTAATTAACATGACTTTCACCTCCACAGTTCAGATTATTTGAGGGGTGTGTAGCCACATTTACTGCTAAGCCTTCTGTTTTGGGAGCGCCCCATCACTTCCGACCTGATGATATTTTATCATAGAAACAACAAAAAGCCTGCAGACCGAAGTCCACAGGCAAAAGTTAGTTATTATCGTCCTTATCGTGCAATTGTTGGAGAACACTTTTCAATTTATCAGGTACGGGTAATCCTAATCGACTTGTATTTTCTAACAGCGAAATACCTTCATTAGAAATGTAGAAGAAAATAGTAGCAGTGCGGATAGCAGAACCGTTCTTTAATAGGTAAATATCAAGGCAGTGTGCAATGCCAACCAACAGTAGAATTAGCACTTTGCGAGTAAGCCCGCGAAACCCAATCTCACTGGATAATTTATGCTCATTAACTGCGCAAAGGACCCCAGTGATGTAGTCCACGACCATAAAAATCAGGAGAACATATAAGAAACCGTCGAGTCCTCCTAGAAACCAGCCAAGAAAGGCTCCAATAGCTCCAAAACAAGTATTGATTACCGTTAAACTAGTTGTCTTCATTCGGATTATCAACTCCTCTCGAATATTCAGCCTTGATCTCCATATACTCGTGGTTATACTTGACGTCATCAATAAAACCAATGTTATAGCCATGGCCTTCAAACCAAATGTTGGTTTCTTCGTCAACATCATCGCGATATCGGATAATAAAGGACAATTGCTTTTCCAGTTTAACGGATACCGCCGTGTAATACTCTTGACCGTGCAGGGCAGAAACTTTTGCCCAGACATCGCCCAGGCGAACATCCTTGTACATCGACATTCCAGTATTAGGATTTTCACCGACATATTTCTTTTTCATTAGCGTAATGCGACGATCTAGCTCACCAATATCAGCAATCTTACTGACACGTTTATTTTGCTGTTGCATTAAAACTCCTCCTTCCGGTAAGGGGACAAGATGGCCCGGAGAAACTTGATCATGGCATCAAAATCAGCCGTTTCCCGATATTCATAAAGGTAAGCCACTGTATAGAGAATGGCGGTATGAATATCATCAGGGAGGGGATCAAACGCTGATAGTGGTTGGCGAAGCACATTCTCGACCGTAGCTGTTGCCGATCCAATCAACTTTGTGATGAGGTCATCCTCAACAGTGTTATCTACCCTTAGGTAGGCTTTTGCTTCGGCCAAAGTAATAGCAGCCACATTTCATCAGTCCTTTCTACTTAGCAGCCATGGCAAGAGTTTTAATGGCTTCTGGGAGGATGACTTTGCCATCTACTCGTTGCGAGCCCAAGAAACCGACTTGACCAGTTACGGCGTAAAGCTCATTAAGACGTTTAAAGGTTCGACCTTGACGATCAGCAATCCAGTAGTAGTTAAAGTCACCGAAAAGCACCGGCTTATTGGCGGCAGCCAATGTCGGCATGAATGGACTAGTGTAAACCGGACAGTTAAGAATTCGGTCTGGTTGGCCCGCCTGAACGGAAGGTTGCCAAATGTACTGGTCATTCTTATCCTTCATTTTGCGAATGGTTTTCACGGTATCATCATTCATTAAGAAAACAGCATTTTGACGGTATGGTGCTCTTAAGGAATAGAAAAGTTCGATCAAATCATCAAAAGTCAATGTATCGGCCTTAGCAGCTGTGGATCCCGCAGATGCACCATTAGTGTCGGTTAAGATACCAGTTGGTTGGCCAGTGCCGGTACCCGTTAGGAAGGCTTGTTCTTCGGCATTACCGAGTCGGCGGCCAAATTCATCAGAGAGATAGGACATCAAATCAAATGCGGAATCGTTTAGTAATTCTTCCGACACTTTGATTAGGGTTCCTAACTTATGGGCACCTAGTGACACCTGACTAAATTGCGTGTTGGACTCTGTGTAGGCTGCTTCTTCCTCGAGCCAAGCAGCTGTTCCTTCGCTCGCGACAACCGGAATCTTATGTTCACCGCTATTGGTTTGAATGACATGGCTGATGGTTCGCAGGACGTTGGCTTCTTGAAGCTTTTGAATCAGTTGATTTTCAAACTCATTTGGCACTAGGAAGCCACCATCTGGATCCGTACCTTCTTTTAGTGCATCAACGACCGCATGACCACGCATCATTTGCCAAAAGTTCTGCGCATAAGCATCCTGACCCTTTGGTAATTCTCCAGCAGTCGGGGTATTAGTAAGGGCTTTAGTTGTGGGCTGATTGAGTTCTGCTTCAATTTGGGCTTGCTTATGGAGCCGATCGATTTCCTTACCCAAGTTGACGACGTCTTGTTCCATCTTTTCGTAGGTAGCGTTGTCCTCAGCAGAAAGTACATCAGCTTCTTTTTGTTTAGTGTCCAGGAAATACTTTGCTTGCTTCCAAATACGGGCACGCTTTTCTTGTAATTCAGTAATCTTGTTCATTGATAAGTTCCTCCTAAATTAGTGTGATAACAAAGAAAGCCGCTTTTGCAGCGACTTTACAGAAATAGTAGATTTTGCTTTAGGCTTGAGTTTATTCAATAACACCAGGTCAGATTGCTTATCGGAATACGAGTAACAATCTGTGACATTCTTATTGTCACCCAGCATGGCATCAGCAAAGCCTAATTCGATAGCTTTATTGACGTTCATCCAAGTTTCGTTATCCATCATTGTTGAAATCTTTTCACGGGGCAGGTTGGTTTTCAGCTCATAGGCATTGATGATCGACTCCTTGGTTTCAGCTAGCATTTGCGCAGCGTGGTCGAGATCTCTTTCTTGACCGCCGACAATAGTCAGTGGATTGTGGATCATTAGCATAGCCGCAGGAGCCATTGAAACAGTAGTTCCAGCCATCGCAATTACCGAAGCAGCAGATGCCGCAATACCTGAGATTTTGACATTGACTTCATTCGGGTAATTCATCAGCATGGTATAAATTTGACTGGCAGCGGTACAATCACCACCAGGGGAGTTCAGCCAGAGATCGATTGGATCCTGACTTTCATTAAGTTCGTCTTGGAATACCTGTGGTGAAACATCGTCATGCACCCAGCTATCAGGAGCAATTACCCCAGAGATAGCTAGTTGCCGCTGATCACCATTTTGTTTCCAGTTCCAGAAACGTTTCATTCTTTTGGTTCCTCACTTTCTTTGGTTGTTTGCGTGTTATAGAAATTACCGGCTTGGTTAAGTGGCAGCATGTTACCGTTAACCAAGTACTGATCACCACCTTCATCAGCAGGGATACGGTTGAGATCCTCTAACTCACGAATGTCATTAGCAGATAACCAGCCATTTTGTCGACCAATGGCATACCCATTCATCCGGCTTTCGTAATCACCACGTAGTAGTCCATCAACATTGAATTTAACGAAAAACTTTCGTTGATCATCAGCGGAAAGTAGCTGTTGATTCATAGCTTGTTCCCAGCGAATACACCAAGGGTTCAGGGTGTACTTTACAAATTCGAGTGATTGTTGCTCGATATTTGAGAAAGTCGAACGATCTAGGTCACCAACCATATGCGGTGGTACACGAAAAATTCTGGCAATTTCGTCGAGTTGGAATTTTCGGGTATCAAGAAATTGCGCTTGGTCAGGTGGAATGGAAAGCTGGTGAAAAGTCATTCCTTCCTCCAAGACAGCAATGCTGTGATTATTAGATCCCGAAAATTGTGACTGCCAACTTTTCCGAAGCCGTTCAGGATCTTTGACTACATTAGGATGCTCGAGAACACCACCAGGCGTGGCATCATTTTTGAAGAAAGTGGCTCCATATTGTTCGGCGGCCATGGATAATCCAATCGCATTCTTAGCCATAGCAATAGGGCTGTAGCCGATCAAACCATCAAATCCTAACCCTGCGATATGAAGGACTTCATCGGACAAGAGAATTACTTGTTTCGATTTATTCTTTGCCTGGTAATCATCGTAGTTGCGAGTATAGGTGTAGTAGATTTCACCGTTGGCAGCACGGTTAACGTCCATTCGATCAGGCATCAAAGGATAGAGCCCAGTGATCTCGCCTTGACCATTGCGAATGATTTGTGCATAGGCGTTACCCCACAGCAATAAATGGTTCATCATGGTTTCACGAAAGATAAAACTGGTCATTTCTGGATTTGGCGCATCATGAAGCAAAAAATAAAGCGGGTGGTTAATTGCCCGCTGTTTACCACCATCGCTGGTGTATTGATAAATATGAAGTGGTAGTTCAGCTAATCCTTCAGCCAAGACTCGAACACAAGCATAAACTGCAGTATTTTGCATTGCAGTACGTTCGGTCACATTTTGGCCAGCCATCGAACTGCCGAAGAAAAATGACATGGTGCTAGACAAGGTGTTTTTAGGTGAAGCTTTATTGGTATGGAATAATTTATTAAATAAACCCATGGCATCAACTCCTTTCAGTCCTACGCAATTACAACATCAATAGGCCTCGACCATCATAAACAGAATCACCATTATCCTCATTTCGGATAGCACGATCCAGTCCCATAATGGTGGCCACTACGCCATCAATTTTTTCGGTTGACTTAGCCTTATCCGGTTTAATATTTCCGGCTGGGTCAGTGCGGATATAGATATTATCCATCATCCAACGCAAGACCGGATGACCGCCATGAGCGATCTTCTTTTCCAGAGTTAATCGCATTAGTTCTTTAGTTGGAGGCGTCATGTCCTTAAATCCCTGGCCAAATGGGACCACGGTGAATCCCATACCTTCAAGATTTTGAACCATTTCGACAGCTCCCCACCGGTCGAAAGCAATTTCACGGATGTGATATTTCTTTCCCAGATCATCAATAAAATGTTCGATGAATCCGTAGTGAACCACATTTCCTTCTGTTGTTTGCAGATAACCTTGCTGCTTCCAAATATCGTAAGGAACATGATCACGGCGTACCCGCAAATCAACATTATTTTCAGGAATCCAAAAGTAAGGAAGCAGGGTATAGCCTTCAGAGTCATCACGCGGCGGAAAAACCAGAACGAAAGCCGTAATATCAGTGGTGGATGAAAGATCCAATCCACCATAACAATCTCGTCCACGTAATCCATCGGGATCAACTGGAAAGGCACAGTCATCCCATTTATCCATCGGCATCCAACGAACGTCCTGCTTTACCCATTGGTTCAAACGAAGCTGTCGAAAAGTGTTTTCTTCGGCTGGGTTCTCTTTAGCTGAATTAAAGGCATCTTTTACTTTCTCCATTTTCACGGTGATGCCTAATGAAGGGTTAGCTTTCTTCCAAACTTCTGGACTCGACCAATCTTCATCCTGACTAGCTCCATAAATAACAGGGTAGAAGCGAGAATCGTGTTTGCGACCTTTCATAATATCGATGGCTTTTTGATGGACCTGATAACAGATAGAATTTTCATCATTACCAGCAGTGGTTATTAGAAAATAAAGAGGTTGTGTTCTGGCGTCCCCCGAGCCTTTCGTCATGACGTCGTATAGTTTCCGGTTTGGCTGAGTATGTAGTTCATCAAAAATAACTCCTGACACATTGAACCCATGTTTAGAATAGGCGTCTGCAGATAGAACCTGATAGAAACTATTGGTGGGTTCATAAATCAGCCGCTTTTGTGAAGCGAGGATTTTACATCTTTTCTTTAAAGCAGGGTTCATACGTACCATATCGGCAGCTACGTCGAAAACAATTGCAGCTTGTTGCCGATCGGCAGCACAACCGTAAACCTCGGCCCGCTCCTCACCATCTGCACAACAAAGCAAAAGGGCAACTGCTGCCGCCAGTTCTGATTTTCCTTGTTTCTTAGGAATTTCAACATAAGCGGTATTGAATTGACGGTAACCATCAGGCTTCAAAATACCGAAGATGTCACGAATAATTTTCTCCTGCCAATCAATCAACTCAAATGGTTTACCCGCCCAGGTTCCTTTGGTATGGCAGAGGCATTTAATGAAAGAAACTGCAAAATCGGCTGCATCTTTGTTGTAAGTGGAATCTTTAGCCATAAAACGAGTTGGCTTATAATCTTTTAACTTTCTCAAGAAAGCATCACTTCCTTTCGCTAATACTAAAAAAGCACTGAGCTTGAACCCAATGCTAACTTGATTAATTGAATTTGCCGGTCAAAATCAGGTTGACGTACCCAGCTCGATCAGTGTTCAAATAGTTGATCAATTCATGGCAATTATAGTAATAGGCCAGGCGCTTCACGTTTTCGATGTCAAACATGTTTACTTCGCCAGTATTGCGAATTTGTAAGATTTGCTGACGGATGCGGTCACGTCTAGCTAATTCATCCTTGATTCTGCTCATGATTAGGCCTCCTGGTTCTTAAAAGCCGATGATCCGGTTAGATTTCGTAGCAATACTTTCCGTTGCATTTTGTATTCGGGACCGATAAACCCTAGACGTAGTAGGAAACAACGGAATGCATATTTCTCATTATTTTCTTCATGAGGTTCTGACATAATCCGTTGATGATCTTTTGCATATCGCACAAGTTTGTCGGCAAATTGTTGATAAGCTGAAGCTTCCTCCATTTTTACCTTATTGAACCAGTTGAATGTCACTTGTTGTTCATCAACATCTAATTGCAGTGAATCGAGCTGACATGCATCTTTGATTAACTGTCCTTTGGACCAAATTAGATGGCGCAGGTTTTCTAAGGCCTGATCGGTAAAGTCGTTCCGGCAGTAAGCAAGATGCAATTTGATAATGTTAGCGGGCTGGAAACCAAGTTCTTTAAGTTTGTCGACTAGGTCGGATGGAATCTCATCAGGGGATGAAAGATTCCCATCTTTACTGACAGTGTATTTACCAATCTTGTACGCGTAGGTTGGTGTGTACTGATATTCAGCTTTTTGCCGGGCATAGTCAGCAATCAGTTCGACTAGCTTTTTACGTTCTTGGCCATGAACATTAAAATTAATTTCCATATTCTGTACCTCCTTGTTTGATCACTGTATACATCACTCTAAAAGGTACAGATAGCAAGGCTTTTCAGTGCATTAGGTTGGCATTTTCACCTTACTGTAAGGAATTGATTTACCATTTCTTTCTACGATAACTTCCTTATTAGGCCCAACTTGTTCGATGTAACGATTGACTATTACATCACAATATTTTGGATCTAGTTCCATCATGTAACAAACTCGATTAGTCTGTTCACAAGCAATGAGAGTAGATCCAGAACCACCAAAAGGATCTAGTACTGTGCAGTTTGACATCGTTGAATTCATGATCGGATAGGCAAGCAATGGAATAGGTTTCATTGTTGGATGTTCCTTACTTTGCTTTGGTCGGTCAAATTCCCATATGGTAGATTCCTTCCGACCGGTGTACCATTCGTGTTTACCATTCTGTTTCCAGCCATACAGGACTGGTTCATGTTGCCATTGATATGGGCCTAGAATAAAAAGTGTACA